TGGATGGTGTTGTTTACGCTTGTCGTCGTAGACGTCAGGCTTGGGGTAAAGCCGAATATAGTAGAGTCCGCCGTGGTTTCCACCTCCACAGCAGTAACAAGGCCCGTCACATACGTTGGGGCGTTAGTAGTCAAAAAAGCGTTTGCAACGGCGGGCGTTCCGGCCGCGTACTGTTCAAGGTCTTCCGTAAACCACATAGTGCAGGCAAGCGCAGATGCGTCTGCCGTGGGAACAACAAACGCGCGGGCGCGCTGCTCGACGCCCTTGTAGAGGTCTTCTGTAAGCCACGCATTAGCGCCTAAGCCGGCGTCAGAAAGTCTCGTCTCTTTGGAGTACCACGAGCCGGGAGACTTTGGTAAAGTCTCTGTCATCGGCGTTTGCGCAAGAATCTGATTGATCGACGGAAGAACGATGATGGTTGAGCGGCTTTCTCCCGTATAACCAAACACGGAAGGATATCTGTACGGTATAGTATTGTTAGAGCCGAGGAAGCCGTTTGTAGGAAGAAACCCAAGGCACGTCATCGCGCCCAGGCTGGGAGAAAACTGTACGTTTGTTCCGCCTTCTTGCCCGGCGTAGCCGCCTACGGCGACGACAGCTCCCGCGCCATTGACTTTGTACAGGATAAAGCCGCGATCAACAGAGGTGCCGGCTGCGGCGCTGACAAACGCAATGAAATACGGCGTTTCCGGGATGGCTCCGGCGAAGCCAAGCTCAAGGCTCGCGTTGCGCCACCCGCCGGGTGGGTTGACGCCTATAGCGGTTGAGTCTGTGTTGGCTTGGGCGGGCGTAAGAGACCAGACGTCAACGCCCGTGTCAACTCGGGTCAAAATGAGCCTAAGCGTTCCGCCAGACCGGCCAGACACGACATACTGGTTCCCGTCCTCGCCTGTGATAATGTAGGCGTTCGAGGAGGTGTGCAAAATCTTCCCGTCGTCTACGTCGCGAATTTCGCGAACAAAAGATGGGGAAATTGTCAGCCCGCCGGCGTCGAAAGTCGTCACGGAGAAATTCTCCTAAGTTCTTCTGCGGCGCGACGAACAAGCTCCTCAATCCCGTGCGTGCTTATGCGGCGCGGCCCGTCCACAACCTCATACACAACAAGGTCGTCGCCGACAACCATGACAGCGTCGTTAAGCGTGGCGGGCGTCCCCTCAAACACGCCGCGAGAAAAGGCGCGCTGCTGCGCCCGGTCAAACGGGTCGTCCGGGTCTCCGCGGCCGTTGAGGTACCAGACTTCCGTGGTCTCTTTACCAAAGAGCCACGCCTGATCTCCGCGTATGCGGACGTTGTCAAGCTCGTCGGGCTTAGTTTCTGCGGTGTAAAAGTTGAACGGGTCGACCGTAAGGCCATTTGGTTCGATATAGTACCAGACGTCCGAGTTTGAGATGACAAGAATCACGTAGCCGCCCAAGACGCCTATGCTGACGACGGGTTGGTTGTCCGGGGTGGTGATTGTCCTAAGCGTCGCATTGGAGCCGCCGGAAAGAGTCGCCCCGCCCCACGAGCCGTTGGTCATGGTCTCTGTGGTGGCGATAGAGTTGTAGGCTGAGCCGCCTGCGCGCGCCGTCGCAATCATCGTGTCGCCCGCCCCAGCAGAGGCGGCGACGTCCGGGTGATATTCCGTCCCTGTGCCGTAAAGCGTCCCGTCCCCCGCCGCCGCGTTGATAGCAGCAATAAGGTTGTCGAGGCTGTCCGACGCGGTCGCGCCGACGAGCACCTCATAAGCGACGGCCGGGACGGTCAGCGCCGTCTTCCACGTGTAAACGACCGTCCCAATGGTCACGGTTTCGTTGTTGGCCGCGTTCCCTGTCAGCGTCAAAGTTCCAGTCGCCTTGCCCGTAGTCCCGCCTGAGAGCGTGGCTCCGCCCCACGAGCCGTTCGCCATTGTCTCGGTTGTCGCGACGGAGTTTCCGGCAGTGCCGTTGACCTTGGCGTCGACGTCCATCGTATCGCCGGCTCCGGCGGACGCAATAACATCAAGATTGATCTCTGTGCCAGAGCCGTAAAGCACCCCGGCATTAAAGCCGCCGGGACCGTCGTTGATCGCCGCAATGAGGTTGTCGATGGACGCTGACGCACTCGCGCCAATGAGCACCTCGTCAACAGCGTTCGGCGCAGTCAGCGCCGTCTTCCACGTGTAGACCTGCGTCCCAATGGTCACAGTCTCGTTGTTGGCAGCGTTCCCTGTCAGCGTCAAAGTTCCAGAAGCAGCGGCCCCAGACCCCGAGTAGTACTGAAGGTTGGCTCCGTCTGCGACAAATACGATGTCACGTGTTCCGTCAATCTCTGGGGACCCGTCGCCCGCAACAGTGCCGTCAATCGCCTCAAGAGACAAGTCGGTGTTAAGGCGATAGAACTCGTCGCCGGAAACGACAAAGAGCGCGTTCTCAAACGTTCCGCTTTGGGCCCACGTGTTGCGTATCCTACCCGCGCCAATCTCTTTCAGCAGCGCCGTTCCTGGGCGCGTAATAAGCGCAGCCCCGTTTTCAAAATTGGTGGGGCTTTCCTCGAAGTAGCGGTTAATCAGCTTGATCTCTGGCTCGCGACCAGAGGTGCGCTTATACGCTCCGCGGCCGAGCGGCAGATTAACGGGATCAGCCATTGTAGAAGTTTACGCCGCTGCCGAACACGCCGCGAAGCCGATAACTTTGCACCTCCGAAAGGCTATAGGTCGGGGGCGTCTCTGTATACTGCTTATATTGGGCACGAAACTTCGCCCGCAAGTCTGCCGCAATAGCGGCTGTGACGTCGCTAGGCACGACGCCGTACCTCGGGGCCAGCCATATAGCAAGGCCGCAAACAAGCATCATGTCGTACTTGTCCGGGAAGGGGCTGTTATCTGTAATGGTAAGGTCGGTATACTGCCGCCAATCTCCGAGGTCTGCGCGATAGATCCACTCCGCCGGGACGTCGGCGCTGAGGTCAAGCAAGAGCGTCGCCGCCCCGTCAACCATGCGCCCATTACCGTCAAGCGTAAGCGCCGTGTTTGCAGACCCCGTGTCTACGACGGAGATGCGGGACCCGTCGTTGGGATACTGGGGCAGGTAAATAGTTGTAGCCGACGTAATCGTAGCCAAAATGCGGGTGTTGATCGGAGGGGACAGGAAGTAGGGAGTTACGGCGTTGGCTCCGTAGGGGTCCCGAGGGTTCTGCATCTGGTTGGGATCTGTGTAAGACAACGGGACCTGCCAGTCGGCCAGCAATTCGCCAAGCTCAAACCCAACAATTTGCTGAATTAAAGAGTTAAGAAGGGCAAGCGCCTCTGTCTGCTCGTCCGTTGTCGGCGCCCCTCCGACATTGACAAGGTTTTCTTGGCGCATTGCGCGCTGAATGATCGTTTGAGCGGTAGCCATGCTGTCACCTTATCACAATGTTATATGTAAAGAAAGAGCCCGCCCACGATGCGCTCGGGGCGGGCTCCGGGGTTCGTCAGGAGGAGAGGCCCGACGACTATTACGCGGTACCGAGCAGCTTCACGCCAAGCCGGCGGTCGTAGTTCGTGATGCCGTACATGACGTCGCAGCGGACGCGGTGGATGTCCGTGAGGCCGTCAGAGAACGCCCACGTACGAAGAGTGACGCCGGTTTCAGGGTCAGTGGCAAAAGAGTACTCGCCGGTATCCGGTCGGGTAGGCGGCACAAAGCACAGCTGGATAGCGTCCTTGTGGTACAGGATCGGCAGGCTGTAGGAGGTGTTCGCCGAGCCGAGCCACGTAACGACGGCATCGTCCGCCGGCGCCGCGGACACCGTCTGGTAAGCCGTGTTCAGACGCAGTGTCTCGTCCGCGCCCGAGGGAACGATGATCGGGGGCGAGATAGTCACCGTGGCGTCTTCGCCGCCGCCCGCCGTAGTTGTGGCAGACAGAACCGTAAAGACTTGAAGGTCGTTGTACGCCTGCTTAGTGCGTGGGTTGATACGAAATACGCCCGCAATCGTGAAGCTGTCGCCCGCGTTGATCGTCGCGCCGGCCGCGCCGGCCGAGTCAATGACCAGCGTTTGCGTGTAGGTGTCCTTGACCGTGACGTAGTTGACGTTTTGCGAAGCGCCGTTAATGAGGGCGTCGGCGCGGGTGCCGGTCGTATACGAACACATTGTCTGCGCCATATACGGCTGGATATTGCCGATCATCGGCAGGCGCACGTTCGTAAGCGCCCGGTCATTGATCTGGTTTCCAAAGTACGTCGGGGTCGCGAAAGACGACGCCGTGGCGTAGAAGTCGGCCGGGGGAAGGATGCCGACGCGGTCAGACACCGGGATTGCAAGCTCGTCCATCATCTGCGGTCCCTTGAAAAAGTCGGCAGACGAGTTGACGGTCTGGCCCAAAGTTCCGGTGAGGTTGTGGAACTCTAGCGCCTTGGCGGCGATGTCGCTCTCGATTTGTTGTGCGAGCTGCGCCATTTTTCCGTTGAGGACGGAGTCGCGGAGCAGGTTATCAGCGTTGAGGGGCTGGTCGGTCGGCTGCCACGTGATGGCGATGTGTTTCTGTTTGTCGATTACGACTTGCGCTGATCCGCTGACAACGTCTTGGTTAACAAACGTCGCGCCGTCAGAAACGACAAACTCGTTGGGACGCCGAATTGAAAAAGACGAACCAATCGACATCTTTTGGTTCCCGAACTGCTCGGAGTACCGGGTCGAGACGTTTTTCGCCCAAACCATGTTGTTTTTCAACAGTTTGAGCAGCGCGTTGGCCGCTACTTGGTTCGTAAGCTTATAAACGTTAGCCATCGTATCCTCTTAGGTACGGGCTAACGCGGGATTGCCTCAGCCCTTAGTTGTATGCCGCGTCAAAGGCGGCGAAGTCGGTCGTGTCGGGCGAGACGCGAAACTGCCCGTTTGACCCTCTGACTCTGGTCTCTGGCGGGGTTGGCGCCTTGGAGACCTTTGCTTCGGGCTTTTTATCTGTCGCCTTGTCGGCTTCCGCCGAAAAACGCGCTTCGAGCTTTCCGATATGTCGCGCCTGCTCGATAGGCGATTTCTTGGCGACCTCCTCGGCCTCTGCAAGGTTCTTCCCGAAGTAGTAGAGGAGGTCAGCGCCGTACTCCGACTCAACCAGAAGCTGTGCTGCTTCGGCCGTTATCGGGGTTCCGATGTCGTCGAGCGCCGCAAGGGCAGTCTCGAAGTCATCGTGCTTCTCCAAGCCTCTTCGAATTTGGAGGTCTAGTTTTTGCGCGATCTCTTGCTCTGCACGAGCGGCGGCGTCGGCTTGCCGAGCTTCGTCGTTCTTTCGGCGCTCTTCCGCCAACTCTTGTTTGGCCTCATAGCGCGCGAGCGCGGCGACGTACCGCGGGTCGACTTCCCCGTACTCAAATTTAGACGGGTCGGGGGCCGAGGGGTCCTGCTTAGCACCCTCCGCCGGCTGTGTCAACTGGTCGCTGTCAGAAGCCCTCTTGCTCTCCAAGGCGGCAAGGCGCGCCTCAAGGTCCGACACCTTCTTGGCAGACTCGGCTGCCTCGCGCTCCGCTTGGCGGCGCTTCGCCGTAATTTCTGCTATACGGTCGTCGACGGTTTTCTTGGCCGGCTTCTTGTTGTCTTCAGCGCCTTGCTCTTTGTCGGGCGCAACAGAAGCCTTTTCAGCCTCTTTGGATGCCGTCTGCTCCTGTGCAGGAGCGCCTTCCTCTCCCTTGTCATGGGACGACTCGACAATAAAGCCCTCAAAAGGGTCTTTTGCCGCTTCGACCACGCCGTCCGTCGCGTTACTTACGTTTTTCTCCGACATTGTTTTCTCCTGTTAGAGCGTCTATGGTTTGAAGCTGGTCGCGGGTGCTGATAGACTCAATCTCCGCCTCGATCTTTTCAATATCTGCGGCGGCCTTGTCCGCAGACACCTCAACCTTGATGTCCTCGCGATCAATGGACGCGGCGGTTGCGGCGGCGCGGGCCCTGCTTTCTTCCGCCTGCGCAACCTTTAACTGCGCTTCCGCTTGTTTAAGGATAATCTCAGCTTCGATAGTTGCGCGCTGAATCTCGGCCTCTTCTGCGGCGGCCTGCGCTTGAGCAGCCAGTTGCTGCTGCTGCTCTGGCGTAAGGTCGTCTTCGCCGAGAATGTCCGGCGGCATCCGCGTACGAAGCCGCGCGGCAATCTTGTCTGCCTTCGGCCAGTCCTGCGCCTCGGCGATGAGGTCTGCGGCAACGCTGAACGCATCTGGCATAGCGTTGACGGCCGCCATCATGGACTCGGCGGCCTCAATGCGCTTGGTGGCGTAGCTCGGGCCGGTCGTCACAGTGACGTTGTACTTGCCAACGGTGAGGTCGACGCTGCCCGGATCGTCGTCGAAATTGATCTTGACAAAGTCGAAATTGATCTCGTCGTCGGCCCCAAGGACCTTTACGACGCGCGGGGTGTCGTAGACCACAGTGATGAGGTCATTGATGACGCGGCCCGCTTCTTCCTTCGCCATGTTCATGTTGTCTTGGTAGATGGCGCTGCCGACCTCTCCGACACGCTGGCGCGCCATAATCGCCTTGCCGCTCACCTCATTCGAGGTTTGGCCGAGGCTGGCTTCGTGCAGATTCGAGACGTCCTTGATGTCTTGCGCGGCGATGCCGGCCTCGTTAATGAGCGCGGCTTCGAGTTGCGCCGGCGGAACAAGCACCGGCGGCTGCGCGGCTTCGTCATTAAACGTCAGGAGCGGGTCGTTTGACAGGTGCGCGCGTCGGAAAGCGTCCTCATAACCGCTGATCGCCGTCTTTCCCGCAAGCCACATGGACTTCGGCGTCAGCATCAACTTCTCAGCGATGACCGAGCGCCAGTAGTTGTGTAGGCGCTGCGGGTCTCGGAGAAAACGGACGAGGCCAAACCGCGTCTTGTAGGTGCCCGTGTTGATTTCCCATCCGGGAACCCGAAACACAGGAACCCGCTTGATCGGAAGCTCGTAGGGTCCCTCTAGCACGGCTGCGCCGGACACTACATACATCTCGACGTACTTGACGTGAGTTTCGCGCATAATAGGCGCCCCGTCCGGTCGCGTAGCGACCGTCCCGATGTATTCCTCCGTAGGCAAATCAGTTACGTCGACCGTGCGGTTGTCCTGCATGAGCGCAATGACGCGCTTGCGGCTGCGTACGCGGTAGAACTCGGCGACGCGCACCGCGTTCATGTTCCACCAGCCGTCTCGGTACGCCTCGTTAGGGTCGACCCCGTCTGTTGCAAAACTCGACAGCGAAACGTCGGGGAACATCTTTTCAAACTGCGCCCGCGGCATACTGTCTGTGACCGTGACATGTCGGGCGTCCGCGCCGGTCGGATCGACGGCGGTATGGTCCCATGCGACAGCTTGGTCGTCGTAGATAGGTTCGATCTTGATGTCCTGCTCAAAGACATCATCGGAGGCGTAGTCTACCACGACCTTGAAGTTACCAAGGCCGCCGATGACGCAACTCTGAAACGCGGCGTCGTAGGCGCGTTTGGCGTGCGACGTCTTCTGAATATTCCGTATCAGACCTTCGCGGACACGGGCAACGTCTTTGTCGCCGGTGTGGTCGGGTATGATCTTGATGTCCGTCTCGTTCATCCGCGCATTTCCGATGATCTGCGCGATGAATGCGACGATGCGATTGATGGTGAGCGCGGGCTTGTTGTTGTTAATCCTGTTGTTGTAGACGATCTCGTCCCACTGGCGGCCAGCGGCGAAGCGCGCGTCTTCCAGCGCCTCGCGGCGGTTCTCAAGGTCTGCGCCGACGTCGTCAGAGTAGGTCTTGCGGATGTGCGACAAAAATTCCGCCTCATCGGCGAAGTCGTCCGGCATTTTCGGCTTGCGCGCCTTCTCCACAGTGTTCGAGTTGTCTTGCACTTACAGGTGCTTCCAAGTGCTGCGCGTCTTGATGCGGTTTATGGCTGACACGGACACGCTGTACTCTTTTGCTAAGACGGCTTGTGGTTGTGGATCGTCCCTTATAGCCCGCACTTGGTCTGCGGTCAATACGGACTTTGGATTGGATTCTCCACGACTGTCTTTGCCGTGGAGGGACTTATCAAGGCAGTTTTCAGACGGCGTAGCCCACCTTATATGAAGGGGGTTGCAGCAGGCCCTGTTCCCGCACAGGTGGGCTGCTTGCAGATTTTCTGAGGGCGGCGGCCCGTGCCGCAGGGTACAGACGTAACGGTGCGCGTAGACTCTGCGCCCAGCCACGTTAAGGCAGCCATAACCGACCGTTTTTGACCTAAATGGCCAAGGTATACAGTCTTTTCTGTTCTCTACAGAAATTTTCTCGACACACTTTCGCAGAGAGTGTGTTTTAGCGCGAGTCATCAATTCATCCAGCCGCTATGCGTGCCGGGGCGAAACGTGTTTCGCATAGTGTCGGCCAAGCCATGTGATTTCGTGTCGTCGACAAACGGCCGCGGAGCTGGCGGCGGCGCTTTCTCGGCCGGAACATAGAGCATAGACGCGAACGTCAAAGCAATAGCGTCGGCGAGGTCCGGCGACCGGACGCCCCGCTTCTTCATCTCCTCCTTGGACTCCAGCAGCAAATCGTTCGTCATGGTCGGCTTGATCTTGGGGGCCGTAAGGTCCGCCGAGAGCGCGTCAAGGTCGGGCAAGGCCACGCCCTCTTCAAGCTCCAACCAGTCCTTGAGCCGCTGCCACATCTCCGCCCGGCGATTCTTGGGTCCCGGCACCTTTGGCTTGGCGCGCTTGTGCTCCGACGTGCCGCCGAAGTTGACAGCGCTGACGACGCGCTCGGTCTCCGGCCACGTTCGCAGCATGGAGATGACCGCGTGACCGATGCCGCCGGCGTCGACATACAGCCTCTCCGGCCTGTGGTCTTTCGCAAGCGACCGAAGCCACTGCGCCGCCGTGACGGTGTCTATCTTGTCCCGCCACTCAACCCGCTCGACCTTCAAGCCGCGCCGGAAAGCGACCGCGAAGCGGTCGCCGCCCGAGCCTGCCGGGTCTGCGCCGATGATAAGCGGCCCGTACCCCTCGACGCCTTGGCGCTTGCGGGCGCGGATGACGAGGTGCGGCTTGATGAACGCATCTTCCGAAGAGGCGACGAACGCCTCGCTTGGTGTCGCGGGGTATTCTTGTCGAAACTTGGCGGGGTCGCGGAGTTCTGCGATCTTCGCTCGGCGCCACGCCATCTGCTCATTGGAGAGCCCGTAGAGCGTAGCGTAGTCCTGCTCGCTGATACCCGTGTCATCGGGCTCTGCTCCGAGCACGAAATCTGCGTCAACTTGACGCACGTAGCCCTCGTCCCAAAACCACGGCACAAATATCGGAATGTAGTCAACCTTGTTCCCAAAACTGTCAAACCCGCGTACGGCGTCGCACCAGCGCTCGTAGAACTCGCCGGAGGCTCCGTGCGCCGTCGACTCCAATACGACCATGGTTCCGGGACGGTCCGGCACAGCCTGTACTGACGCGGCGAAGTGGTCTTTGGCGTTCGGCCACAACGCCACTTCGGACCCGTGAAACAGCGATACTGTTCGGCCGCGTCCGCCGGCCTTGGTGCCCGCTGTTGCGACAGTGTAGTGGCTTCCAAGGACGTCGAAAGAAAGCTCCTTGGCGTTCGAGGAGCCCGTGTTCGGCGCAATAGGGTTAAGTCGGTGGTAGCGCTCGACCATCGCGAAGAGGTTATCGGCGGAAGGCTGTTCGTGCGAAAGGATATAGGCCGCGCGGTTTTTGTTGAGCGACGTTTTCCAGTAGTATAGGCCCTCGACAAGAGTCGAGATGCCTTGCTGGCGTCCCTTCAGCACAAGTGCGCGAACCTTTCCGGTCGCCGCCTCCTGCTTGTTAAACTGCTCCAAGACGTAGCGCTGCGCCCGGTTTAGCCGAAATGGAATAATAGTCTCGTCCTTGTCGCGTATTTTAAGGTTCTGCTCTGCGAATGTCGGAAAATCTTCCCGGTACCGCTTGAGCAGCGCAATACGGCGGGCGCGCTTGTCGTCGGTCATACGTCCTCGAACTCGGCGTCCGTCGCGACCAAGGTCGCTTCCGCGTCAATGGCGTCAAGCAGGTCCTCAATCGAGTCAACCCGCTTCTCCTCGACCTCCCTCGTGATCGTCTTGGCGAACAGCTTGGTATAAAAATCTGTCTGGTTGGCGGAGGCCCACTCCGCCATAGCGCCTTGTCCGCCAATCTGCTCAAACACGCCGAGAACGGCGCTTCTGGCGTACTTGCCGACCGAAACCATGAGCCCGCCGGAAGAATCCGCAACGGCCGGCAGGGTCGGGGTCGGGGCGACTGCGGCCGACGTCGCTGCGGCGCGCGTCAGGCGCTTGAGGCCCATGTCAGTCCCGATACTTCCTAAACTCATCCATCTGGCGCTCGCGGCTTCTCGGAGCCGGCTTGAGGCGCGGGGCGGCGGGAATGGCGCGCTTCTTGGCTACAGGCTTGTTCTGCAAGCCCTTGACGACCGCCTCCGCGCCGGTTTTGCGCATAATGTAGCGGTTGAGCAACGACGGTTTCTTTTCCACAGCCATAGAGCCTCCATGTGCGGGCGACGCTAGCCGCCTCAGTGTCGCTTGTCAACAGCTACGACGGGGTTCTCTGAAACCAGCGCCGCCGCGACAACGTCCTTGTCCGACAGCGTTCTGATAGCCGAGACAATGTCGTCAGCGAGGACGTGCTGCGCGGAGTACCCGGCGCCAGCGTCCTCCGCGACAAATTGAACCAGATACAGCCTCATCCGCCTCTCCTCCCGTCAGGGTATGCAAATCTCCATACTTCGTCCGGCGCGTCGGCGCAGCCGTGCTTTTCAAGAAGCATCCCGACATAGTCGCGAGACTCCAGCATGACGGCGCGCGGTACGGGAATGCCCGCGGCGCGCATCGCCTTTATGGCGTACATCTCCGCCTCATATTCCGTCTGCCACTCCGGCGCAGGCCAGCCGGCGCCGCAGTCGGCTGCGTGGAGCCGCGCGTGTGCGCACTCGTGCAGCGCGACGTAGAGCGCGTACCGTGTCGTGATCGGCGGAGCCGCAACGGTCTTGGTCTCAAAGCAAGCCTCGCCAATATTTTTGCGAAATGAGAATGACGGCGTCATGTCCTTCGGCGGCGTCGGGTCGCCCTTCTCGATGAAACGCCACCCGCGCGGAAGGTGCTGGTAAAACACGAACTTCAGCCGAGACGGCTGCGGCTCACGCGCCATCGTCCAACTCCCCCGGAGTCGTCTTGAACACGGACGCGGCGCGAGCTTGGCGCGGCGGGATCGGGAAGCCCCGTAGCGCAGCGAACCCGACCTCTGCGCGGCGGAGCCAGAGCCGCTGCGCAGCGGGCGTTTGCTTGTCGAAAGGCTGGGTCTGGCGTTTGTTGTCAACGTCGTCCCAGTGCGCGAGACGCTTGGCTGCGTCGAAAAAATCGCCCCACATGGCGACGGAAACGCAGGTCCGGGCCATCGCGCGCCACTTGGCGCGGTGCTCTGCGCGGACGTGCTCCCACTCGCCGAGCGGGTATTCGTCGAGGTGGATGGCGCGGGCGACACGCTCGACATCATCGTTTGAAGTTGACACGGCGCGACATCCCGACCGAGCGGTATCTGGCGAGGAAAGCTTCTTCGGCCATGGCCTCCATGTAGGCTTCGGCGGCGTGGACTTCTGCGATTGCAATCCACGAGGTCGTCAGGCGGAGGGCGGCGCGGTATCGGCGGGCGGTCATAAGCTCCTGCGGAGACGGGCCGCGGCGGCGCGCTTGCGAGGCCGTTGCAGGGGAGGGCCTACCCGTCGCTTGGAGGTGTGGCAGGTTTTTGGGGCGGGGTCAAGCGGAAAATTTAGGGGCTGTGTGGCGAGGGAACATGGGGCTGGGAAATTTGGCATATCCAGAATCTGGGCCCTAGCAAAGCACCTCGGCCCAACCAAGAACCACCCCCCCCCCCGGCCGCTGCGTCGCCCCGCCCCACGGCCAACGCCGCGTCGTCGACGCCATGCAGCCTAGCCACTTAGTTCGTATGCGGACGATGAGGCTTGGTGACGCGACGGCGCGGCAATGTTCCGTGGACGGAGGGACTGGGCGGGGGAGGGGTGCGGTAGCGGGGAGGCGGGGAGGCGGGGAGGCTGCCAAGTAAACTACACGGTGTATTCCCCTGCGCCCGCGCTCTTTGTGCCATCTAAAATCTGATAGTGATATAATATGTAGAGACACTATCACATTAGAGATAGTACAAAGCGGGGACCTTTTTGACCCTCCAATTCGCTCCCGAAACAATCTACAACGCCACTCAGTCCTTTCGTCCTCGACACAACTGCGTAGCTAAGACTACAGCGAAAACAAAACGACTAATTCAACCCATACGAGTGCAGCCTTGTAACATTTCGTGATCAAAAACCTCGGTGCGTTAGTTGTTTGGTAACGCCTAGCGTGTTATGGTGCTACACAACAAAGGAGAATAGTATTATGAAAAGGGCTTATCGCGAGTACCGCTTAAGGCGCAATGCAGAGAAACGGCTAGCCGTGCTGCAAGCGCAGTTTCCCGAGCGTAAGTTTTGGGTTGCGCCGACTCCCGCATTCAAATGGGCCGTTGTGACGGCGCGCGAGGCGCCGGCGCATGACCCAAACGCCATTGGCGTTTACTGCGCATAGGTGACGCCATGAAACCGACCTATTCCCTCCCGCCGAGTAAGGACAAGCGAACGCCGGAAGTCTGTGCTTCCGGGGATATGGAAATGCGGGTCTTTACCCCCGCTTGCCTAGAGCGGCTCGCCATGATCACTTTCGAGTCTGAGAAGCGCGCGGCGTTTCGTGCGCTAAAATTCGAGCAAGAAGATGACGATCAAAGCCCCTACCCGATGCGCCGCTACGAGCGACGTATAGGCGACGCGCGCAAGGCGTACGAAACCGCCATGACTCTTTTAGGGATGATTTAACCGTGCAAAACGACAAAGCCCCAATGACCGCAAATCTTCAGACTGCGTACATCGTCGACGACGTAGTCGTCACGCTCCCCGGCGACGTTGAGGCCGCCCGCATGGTCGCTAAGATGGCGCGAGACGCCTATCGCGACCATCTCGCCGATCTGGCCATCTTGGAACATCAGGCGCGGGCAAAGCTATTGCATCGTCACGATGAAGTAACTGCAACTGTGGAGAGTGAGAAATGAAAAAATATCGGGTTATAGACCTTCAAGGCTCGCGCTCGCCCGTCGAGATCGAAGGCGACTTTGACGCCGTGGCTTTGCGGCCGCGGATCGCGGCGGGCTACGAAGATGCGGGCCGATTCGGCGACCGCGTTATTGTTGAGGAAGTAGGATGATCAAACCCCTCATCATCGCCCATCCATCCGCCCGCGACGACGCGACGCGGGATCACAATCAACGCCAGCTGCGCCAAGCAATCGCCGCGATCCGCGGCCGCAAAATCCCGGCGCCAATGGTTCGAGAACCCGCTTTCGACCGTAGCAACAGGAAAGGAGATTAGACAATGCGAACCACACTTTTAATCGCCGGCGCAGCGGCGCTCTACATTGCCAGCGTCGCCTTGAACCCCTTACACCGCACAACCTGGCGCGCGTGTATCAGCGAAGAATACACGGCCGACACGTGCGCGGCTGAGACTTTCAGCACCCTCGCCGCGTGCGAGGCTTTCAATGCCGAGGTCCCTTACGGAGACGAGGCGGCCTGTTTCATGAATTAACAGCCGAAACGGTCCGCGCCTTGCATTCTGCGGACCGTCGCGCGCACCTGGCCTAGCGCGCCCGATGAGGCAGGCCAAAAGGAGAGACAAATGCAATTAGTGGACTGGGCTAACCCCGACGGCTCAACCGCCAAAATATGGCGAGGCGAGAAAGCCATCATCGGCAAGGGCGCCTATATTGGCGAGAAAGCCATCATCGGCAAGGGCGCCGTCATCGGCGAGGGCGCCCGCATCGGCAAGGGCGCCGTCATCGGCGAGGGCGCCCGCATCGGCGAGAAAGCCATCATCGGCAAGGGCGCCCATATCGGCGAGGGCGCCCGCATCGGCGAGGGCGCCTATATTGGCGAGTACGCCCGCATCGGCAAGGGCGCCGGCATCGGCGAGTACGCCCGCATCGGCAAGGGCGCCGGCATCGGCGAGTACGCCCGCATCGGCGAGTACGCCCGTATTGGCAATTACGCCAGCATCGGCAATTACGCCGGCATCGGCAATTACGCCGGCATCGGCGAGGGAGCCGGCATCGGCGAGGGAGCCGGCATCGGCAATTACGCCGGCATCGGCGAGGGAGCCGGCATCGGCGAGGGAGCCGGCATCGGCGAGTACGCCCGCATCGGCAAGGGCGCCGGCATCGGCGAGGGAGCCCATATCGGCGAGGGCGCCCGCATCGGCGAGGGAGCCCATATCGGCGAGGGCGCCCGCATCGGCGAGGGCGCCCGCATCGGCAAGGGCGCCGTCATCGGCGAGGGCGCCCGCATCGGCGATTACGCCCGTATTGTCGATAAGAACACTTTTTTGTATCCCATCACTCTGCCCCCTTTCGAGCAGTACCCCTGGACTGTCTCGATCACAGACAAGGTGTTGACGATAGGCTGCCAATCTCATCCTCACGAGACGTGGCGCAAATTTTCCGACGAAGAGATTTCTGCAATGGCCCCCAATGCTCTCGTTTATTGGAAAAAGTACGGCGCAGCCCTTCTGGCGCTTTTTGAAACAGCGAAAGGGAACGAAAATGACTAACATCTATGACCAGTTTGACGCCGCGACGCGAAACCTTAGCGCCAGTGCAACACATCATTTAATGAAACATGATCCGCGCCCTTAACTGCCTCCTTACCGTCGTTCTGTGGGCCATTGCGCTTGCGATTGTGGCGACGCACCTCCTTGAGCGTATCGCCAAGCGGCGGGACGCTGGCCAACCCCAAAAATTTTGAAAGGAGACTAACCGATGACCCCCGACCAACTCAAAGAAACCCTGCGGCTGCACGCTCTCTGGCTGGAGAAAGACCGCAAAGGCGTCCGCGCAGACCTGTCTCGGGCCAACCTGTCTCGGGCCAACCTGTCTCGGGCCAACCTGTCCGAGGCCGACCTGTACGGGGCCGACCTGTACGGGGCCGACCTGTATCGGGCCAACCTGTCTCGGGCCAACCTGTCTCGGGCCGACCTGTCTCGGGCCGACCTGTCTCGGGCCGACCTGTCCGAGGCCGACCTGTCCGAGGCCAACCTGTACGGGGCCGACCTGTCTCGGGCCGACCTGTCCGAGGCCGACCTGTCCGAGGCCAACCTGTACGGGGCCGACCTGTATCGGGCCAACCTGTATCGGGCCAACCTGTCCGAGGCCAACCTGTCCGAGGCCGACCTGTATCGGGCCAACCTGTCTCGGGCCGACCTGTCTCGGGCCAACCTGTCTCGGGCCAACCTGTCCGAGGCCGACCTGTCCGAGGCCGACCTGTCCGAGGCCAACCTGTCTCGGGCCAACCTGTCCGAGGCCAACCTGTACGGGGCCAACCTGTCCGAGGCCGACCTGTCCGAGGCCGACCTGTCCGAGGCCGACCTGTCCGAGGCCAAAATAGATGGAAAAACCAAGTTCTCGCCATTCCAAATCCCGCAGGAAGGAGCGCTTATAGTTTACAAAAAACTGCGCGGCGGCGTCGCAAAACTGGAAATCCCGGCGGACGCGAGGCGCACCGCTTCTGTGATCGGCCAGAAGTGTCGCGCCGAGTTTGCGCGCGTTCTTGAGGCCCCCGCAAAGGACCCCGTGTCGATATATGACAACCAGACCACTTACGTCGTCGGCGAGATCGTCCGCCCTGACGCCTACGACCCTAACCCGCTAGTCGAGTGCGCGCCGGGGATTCATTTCTTTCTGACACGAGAAGAAGCGGAGTCGTATTGAGGCCGCATTGACCCCGCCGCCTTTCTGCCGTATACACACTAGCTAAGGAGACCCCGCCGCATGGCCCGCCGCTATGCCTTAACCTTTCAACTATTCGACGTGACGCTAGGCGAGAAGTCCGGTGACATTCTGGACCAGACCGTCGAGCCCGAGATCGTCTCTCCCCTTAAGGCGTCACAATACGCTTGGCGCCGGTATTGCTCCGACTCGCCGGTCGAGCTTTCGCCGCCCAACGAGAAGGCGATTCGCGTCGCCCTAGCTCGCAACGGCGGGGCTGCGATCATGCGCCGCCGCTTCGACTACCAAGGACGCAAGTACCTTGTGCAGATGCGCGTTGAGACCGTTCTGGACGTGTGGCGCGGGTGCGACGCTTCCGGAAACCCTATTATCTTATGTCAAGGCTCTTCTGGCCCGGTACTTGAGATCGCCGGCGAGCGTGTTGAATTGGCGCGGGCCGACTAGTGGCTGCGTATTACAACGAAATTGACCCCTACGATGCGCAATGGCTGCGCAACCTCATTTCTGCCGGACATATCGCGCCCGGCGACGTGGACGAACGGAGTGTTGAAGATGTCAGACCCGGCGACCTTTCGGGCTATGAACAGTGCCATTTCTTCGCGGGTATTGGCGTCTGGTCGCACAGCCTACGCCTTGCCGGATGGCCGGATAGTCGACGGGTCTGGACAGGAAGTTGCCCGTGCCAGCCTTTCAGCACGGCAGGTAAAGGCGCTGGGTTTTCTGACGAGCGACACCTCTGGCCGGCATGGTTTCACCTCATCGGCGAGCGCCGCCCTCCAGTCATTTTTGGCGAACAGGTTGCAGGACGTAACGGCCTCGCTTGGCTCGACCTTGTACAAGATGACATGGAAGGACTGGGCTACGCCATCGGGGCGGTCCCTGCGCCTGCTGCGGGCTTCGGCGCGCCGCACATTCGAGAGCGAATTTGCTGGGTGGCCTACGCCGACGACGCCAAGTGGCGGGCAAGTGAATCCGCCGGGTACAAGCGAGACCGGGAGACGGCCGGACGGGAAGAAGGCGCAAGTGACTCTTGGGAACGTCTTTCTGGCGAGGGTTGGTTGGCCTATGCCCGCCAGTTTCTCCCGGACCCTAATGGGGATACCGGAAGAATGGGACGATTACGCGCCTACGGAAACGCCATCGTCGCTCCGCAAGCGGCGGCGTTCATAGAAGCCGCGGCGGCCTATCGCCCCTGACCCCACGCCACCGGGACTTCTGCGTGACCTCTTCTTCCCAAGACCTTGCCGAACAAGACCTCGCCCGTTCTGGCATCACGCTTGCACAGGCCGAGGCGGCCGGCATGTTCGCCGCCGACACAGCACAGGAGGAGCCCTACGACACGGACTTTCACAATCTACCGGCTCTCGTCATCCCATACGCCGACCCCCTGACCGGCGAACAGATGACGTTCGAGAGGAGCGGCGCGGAACTCCCCTTTCTCCGCGTCCGCTACCTCAAAACCCCGCCGCAGAAACGCGGCCTCATCAAGAAGAAGCCGCAACGCTACGGGCAGCCGAAAAACTCCGGCGTCCGGGCATACTTTCCGCGCACGGACAATGTTGATTGGAGAGAAGCACATGAGAATCGCGAAGTCCCTATACTCATCACTGAAGGCGAGAAAAAAAGCCTTGCGGCCTGTCTCGCGGGCGTTCCGACTATTGGGCTTGGCGGCGTCTACAACTTTCTCGTTGATGGGCGACTTCTTCCTGAGCTTGACCGGCTTGGTTTTGACGGCCGCACTGTGTACATTTGCTTTGATAGCGACGCCGCTTCTAATCCTGACGTCCAAGCCGCAGAAGGACGACTTGCAACCGAACTGAGCCTCAAGCGCGGCGCGGACGTCTTTCTTGCCCGGCTCCCAAACCTCCCGAAACACGACAAGACCGGGCTCGACGACTTCCTCGCCGCCAAGGGCGTCGATGCTCTGTTCGAAGTTTTCAAGAACGCGCCGCAGATGCGCAAGATTGATGCGGCGGTGCTTGGTCTTAACCGCTCCGTCGCGTGGATCGAGCGGGACGGTATGGTGCTTGACACAGAGGCGCAGGAGTGGATCAAGAAACACGACTTCTGCTCCGGCTCGAAGTATTCCGCCCTCTCCGTCGTCGTCCCGACGCTGAAGGGCGACAGTCTCAAACACCTCTCCGTGGCGCAGGAGTTTCTGACTCACCCCCTCGCCCGACGCTACAACGACGTCGTTTTCAAGCCCGACGCCGACGCGGAGACGCTCGTCACGCCGAGCGGCGTCAGCCTCAACCTGTGGCGCGGGTGGGAGCCCGAGTCCGGCGACGTGCAGCCGTTCCTCGATCTCTCCGAGTTCCTGTTCTCTGACATCCCGCCCGAGCAGCAGGACATCCCGCTAAAGCTGATCGCCTACAAGGCGCAGAATCCCGGCGTCAAGGTGCCTCTGGCGCTCGTGCTTCTCGGCACGCAGGGTTGCGGCAAGTCGTTTTGGGCGCAGATCGTCCGCGAAGCCTTCGCGCCGTACGGGGCCGCCGTGACCCCGCGCGCCCTCGTCTCCGACTTCAACGGATGGGTTGAGCGCTCCCTTGTTGTGGTGCTTGACGAGGCGCGGGGAGTTGACATTTCCAAGGGATCAGAGACGCTTAAGTCCCTCATCACTGAGACGAGAACGTTCCTGAACGAGAAGTATCGCGCGGCGCGGCAGGTGGACAGTTACGCTATGTATATTCTCACGTCCAACGACCGCCGCGTCGGAGCATACTCGCAGGATGATCGGCGCATGTTTGTCATCTCCTGCCCGCCGAAGCGCGAGAAGGCGTTCTATGATGCGCTTCGCGCGTGGCGCGACGCGGGCGGCCCCAAGCGCCTGCTCGGCTGGCTGCTCGACTACGACCTCAAAGGCTGGGTCCCGCCGCAGGCCGCGCCCATGACGGCGGAGAAGTACATGGCTTACATGGAGAGTCTGACGCCTGTGCAGCGGCTAGCCGAGGAGATGGCGACGGCCGACGAGAACGTCGTCAAGGCGTGGATTGACGGCTCTATGGCTTGGGCGAATGCAGCGCTTCTGGACGAGCGACAGGCGGCCCGCGCCAAGGAGATACGCGACGCGCTTATGCACTATCAGATCAGGCCGTTTTACACGCCCGAAGAGATCGCCACGCTGTTCCCGGCGATTACGGCGGCGCTGCATGGGGCGAAGGACCGCGGCACCCCGGCGGGAGAGATAAGCCGCCAACTACGCGAGTGCGGCGTCACCTACCTGCGCTGCAAGGACGATCCGCGCGGCTTCCGGTGGCGCGGGCTTGTGCGCCAGTACCTTGTGATTGCAGACCAGCAGGAGTGGGCAGGTGCGGCGCTGACGCAGGCCCAGTTCGAGACGGCGATGCAGAACTTCCCTAAATATGGCGCGGCTCTTGCACGCAAGAAGGCAGGAAAAGGAGACTAACCGATGACCCCCGACCAGCTTAAAGAAATCCTTTGCCTACACGCCCTTTGGCTTGCGGGCAACCTCAAAGGCGTCCGCGCTAACCTCACCGGCGCGGACCTCACCGGCGCGGACCTCACCTACACGAACCTCACCGGCGCGAACCTCACCGGCGCGGACCTCACCGGCGCGGACCTCACCGGCGCAGTAGGCAACGGCAAAGAACTTCGCTCCGCACAGTTTGATACGTGGCCGCTGACGTGGACTAACGATACGCTTGCTATAGGCTGCCAACAACACGCCATTGCGCACTGGGAGGTTTTCGACGATGAGCGTATTCGTGACATGGGTGTAGGCGCGCTGGCTTTTTGGCGCAGGAACAAGTCTTTCATCCTTGAGTTAGTGCGTCGTCCGTGAAACTGCACGCCGCATACTTGACGCTTGGCCTGCGAGCAGGCGACGCAGACGCTGCCGCCATCCGCCGCGCCTTTGCGCTCGCTGTCGCTAAGGCCCACCCCGACCAAGGCGGCGACGGGTCCGACATCGGCAAGATCAAGTTGGCACGAGACGTGCTTCTCAAGCACCTGGAAGACCTCGCCGCTGTGACAAAGTGTTCCGTGTGCGAAGGTGAAGGGCGTGTTAAGACGCCGCGCGGCCCGAAACGAGATTGCCCGGCCTGCGGCGGAAGCGGTGAAACGAGGAAGAGATGACAAGGACAGTAAACGAGAGGGAGACGCCGCTGGGCTACGTCCGCGCCGTCGCGGAAGACTATAGGCGCCTCCTAGAACTATACAAAGAAACTGTCGCGACAACGCTTGGATGCATTGAGCGCGCGGAAAAGAAGATAGAGCAGTGGGAAGCTGCTGCGGATGCGTTGTCTGCCGCAGGGATTAAAGAGTAGGAGAGTCTGATGTCAACAGGTTACCTAGTGGCCGCCACGAAGCGCTCGGATATTACCAGAAACGTGCGGGAGCGCGCCTAATGGACCCTAAATTCATCAAAGGCGGCGCTATCCCGCAAGCTATCGGCCTCTGCGCCGACCTCTATCACGACGTGCGCGAGCTTCGCCTTGCCATGCAGAAAGAGGTTGACGAAGTCGCTGCACGCGAAAAAGAGATCAAGGATTATATTATTGACAACCTGTCAAAGTCAGACGACACAGGGGCCGCCGGCAAGCGATATCGCGCACAGATCGTGACGAAAGTTACGCCCGCCGCCGCCGATTGGGAGAAAATTCACCAGTTCATTCTGGAGAACGACCGCTTTGACCTCCTGCAAAAGCGCCTCTCCGACAAAGCGGTGCAGGATATGTGGGAGAACGGCGAAGAAGTCCCAGGCGTTGAGCGCTTCAACGCCATTAGTGTCAGCATCACCAAACTCTGAGAAGGAAACGAGACATGGCGAACGAGATCACCAAATACGACGAGGCTTGGGCGACCGCCGCCAAGACATTTGTCGAACGCGAGAAGTCGGGGGCGCAGACCCTCTCCCTTTCCGGCGGCGTGTTCAAGATCGGCGAAGACGAGCTGCCGGGCAACAAGCTCTGCGTCGTCGTCCTAGACAGCGTGTTCGAGAACTCATTCTACGACCAGAAGTGGGTTGCCGGGCAGGCCGCTACGCCGCCGAAGTGCTACGCGATGGCGCACAAGGAAGACGACCTTGCGCCGCACCCGGCTATGGAGGGTTCGGAGTATTTCGAGCCGCAGGCTACCGCGTGCGCCGGCTGCCCGAAAAACCAGTTTGGGACCTCCGACACGGGCACTGGCAAGGCGTGCAAGAACCGCCGACGCCTCGCGCTCATCCCCGCGGGCTTCTACGAGAAGATCAAGGGCACCAAGAACGACTTCGCCGCCGACATCATCACGGACGAGGACCACTACAAGAGCGCCGACGCGCTCATCCTTAAGCTCCCGGTTACGTCTGGCAAGGAGTACGCGAAGTTCGTGAGGAAAGCGCGCTTAGAGTACGGGAGGCCGCCCTATGGCCTCGTCACCGAGATCCGCGTCGAGCACGGCGGCGCCAACCAGTTCACCCTCAAGTTTGAGGTGCTCGACGTGCTCCCCAACGACTTCTACTCGACTATCCAAGCGCGGCACGAAGAAGCTGCGCGCGAGATCATCCGTCCCTACCAAGAGCCCGAAGCGAGCGAGATCGCTGCGCCGAAGGCCGCGAACCGGCTTGCGGGGCTGAGGAAGAAGGGATGACGAGATTCCGTTCTAGGGCCGCACCGATAAGGCGGAATCCAGGGCGGATAGGGGCGGCATCCGGGTAACAGCGGATAGCTGGCGTGGCTTCGGGCCGCCCCGCTTTTTAAGGAGAGAGGCGTGGGAACTGAGCGCACATATATACTATACGACGAGTTTGACTGGAACTACGTAGGTTCGAACAAGGACGACGTACTAAGTCTGCTCAAAGGAAAGCCCGGAGTAACTGTTCTGGCGCACTGGCGCTGTTATATAGTGGTCGACGTCTCTAAAACAGCGTGGTACCGTCACAAAGATGGAGTTCCTACAGACGGGGTCCTCGTTATAGAGAACGACTCGTTTCCGCGCGTGCCCGACGACTGGCAGATAAACGGCCCGGCGTAGCTGGAGATGTTCGCGCGAACCCGCCGTCCCGGCTGGAACCAGTGGGGCAACGAGGTCGACAAGTTTAGGAGCGTTGGGTGAAAGACGTGATCACCATTGACTTCGAAACGACGCCAATTCGTCCGCGCCCACACTACCCGCCGCAGCCGGTGGGTTGTTCGTTCAAAGTCGGGGACGCCGCCAGCAGATATGTTTCGTTCGGCCACCCGGCCGGGAACTGGTCAGAGGAAGAGATTGTACGTCGTCGCCTCGTGGCGGCATGGGAAACGGACCGGCCCCTCCTATTTCATAATGCTAAGTTTGACCTCGCCGTCTGCTACGAGTATTTTGGCCTCCCCGAACTCCCGTGGGACCGCGTCCACGACACCATGTTCCTCGCCTTCCTCGCCGACCCGCACTCGAAGTCGCACGGCCTCAAGGACCTCGCCGCCGACCTCCTCGACTGGCCGGCGGAAGAGCGGGACGGTGTCGCAGAGTATATCTGGGAGAACCGCAAGGCGCTGATCGACAAGTACGGCGGCGACATCAACAAGGAAGCCGGGAAGCCGCAAGCCAACAAGTCCTCGACCGGCGAGTGGCTGTGTCGCTGCCCGGCGAACGTCGTCGCGCCCTACGCAGAGGGCGACACCGACCGCACCTACGCGCTTTTCCAGCACCTCTACCCGCTCATCGTCGAGAACGGAATGCTGGAAGCCTACAACCGCGAGCGCCAGATACTCCCGATCTTCATGGAGAACGAGCGCCTTGGCATCCGCGTTGACGTCGCGGCGTTGGAGCGGGACATCATAGCCTACAAACAGCACAAGGAGACGTGCGAAGGCTGGCTCCGCAAACGGCTTGGCGTCCCCGACCTCAACCTTGACGCAGACGAACAGGTCGCAGAGGCGCTTTCAAGTGCTGGAATAGTCGACGACGACAAGTGGGTGCTGACGAAGAAGCGCAAGCGCTCCGTCTCCAAGGCGAACCTCAAGCCCGAAATGTACAACGACCCGCAGGTAGCATCGGCGTTCGGCTACCGCAATCGCCTCCAGACCTGTCTCGCTATGTTCATGGAGACGTGGCTAGCACAGGCGCGCGAGACGGGCGGCACCATACACACGAACTGGAATCAGACGAGAGGAGGAGGCGGCGGGACGCGCACAGGCCGACCGTCAACCAGCAACCCAAACATCCTGAACATCAGCAAGACGTTTGAGGACCGGGGCGACGGGTACAAGCACCCGGACCACCTTGACGTCAGCCCACTGCCCTTTGTACGCCGCTACGTGCTTCCAGACGAGGGGCACGTCTTCGTTGACATCGACTTCAGCGGCCAGGAGATGCGCATCTTCGCTAACATCGAGAGCGGCGATCTTGCTACTAAATACCGCGAAGACCCGAACCTCGACCCGCACCAGTACATCGCCAACAACGTCGCCGAGATCACCGGCGATCCGACTTGGTCGGAGAAGAAGCGCCGCACGCTCGTCAAGAACATCAACTTCGGGAAGCTCTACGGAGCCGGCCTTCCGCGCATCAAGGAGCTTATGAGCGGCAGCGAAGCGGGCGCGCGGGAGTTGAGCGCCATCCACGCCAAGGCGCTGCCCGGCCTCGCTATCGTCAATGAGGAGATTAAGCGCGCCGTGCGGGGCGGCGACCCCGTGCGGACGTGGGGCGGCCGCGCCTACTTCCCCGAGCTGCCGGCGTTCAGCAAGAAGGCCGGCCGGCACATGAACTTCGAGTACAAGCTCATCAATTACGTGGTGCAGGGTGGGGCGGCGTGCTTAACCAAGCAGACAATCATTGACTGGTACAACGACCCGCGCCGCAACGCACGGTTCCTCGCCACCGTCTACGACGAGATTTGCATCAGCGCCCCGGCGGGCGTCGCGGAGGAGCAGCTGCTGGTGTTGAAAGAGATCATGGAGCGCGATAAGCTCGACGTTCCGATGCGCGCCGACCCGGCGTGGGGGCCAAACTGGCACGACGTGAAGGCGTACACGCAATGACCAACGGCGTTAAGTCTTGGAGTTACAGTGCGTATAGCCTGTACGAGCAGTGTCCCGCAAAGTACAAGTACGTCAAGATCGACAAGCTTCCAGAGCCCCGCTCCGAAGCTCTTATTCGCGGCGACAACACGCACAAAAAAGTAGCCGCGTTCCTGACTGACGTCACGAAGACCGTGCCGCACGAGGCGCGGCGCTTTACCTCTCAGATGGAACAGCTTAAAGACCTCGACCCCATCGTCGAGCAGCAGTGGGGCTTCGACAAGTCTTGGCGCGAAAGCGGCTGGCGAGACGGGAACAGGACGTGGTACCGCGCGACCCTCGACGCCGCCGTCATCTACCCCGACAAGACCGCCGACGTCATCGACCACAAGACGGGCAAGCTCTACGGCACCAACGAGGACCAAGTGCGTCTTTTCGCCATGACGCTTATGGTCCGATACCCTCAGGTGACGCACGTCACGGCGCGCTTGTGGTATCTTGACAGCGGGGACGAAGTGATCCGCGAGTACGGCGCTGACGAGAAAGACAAGATTCGCAATGACTGGCTCAAAAAGATTGGTCCGCTCTTTGCAGATACGACGTGGGCGCCGAAGCCGGGGCCGCTTTGCCGGTTTTGTCACTTTCGGAAAGACAACGGCGGCCCGTGCCGCTTTTAGAGGAGAGAAGAGATGAAAATTTTGGACTTAAAGAAAGCCAGTAGCCTGCTTTCTACTGCGGAGTATTTTGAAAGTGTCGCGCAGTATATCAGCGGCGCCTTTTATCTCGTAAGACCGGGTCTCGCAAGCACTGCGGGACCCCCATGTTTGTCCTTAGAAGCAGACGCCGCAATGCGGCTTAAGGAGGCTCTTTTGCTTGTCGCAGACAAGTGTCGGGCCGAGCTCAAGGACTTCGGAGTTGAGGAATGAGCTCCACCACCCAAATCCCCGTTTACGGCGACGTCTGCGTGAAGACGGAGCAGAAGATTATCGGCTACCGCGACCTTACTGCCGGTGAGTTGGCGGAAGAGGAGGCGTTTTCCTCCGGCGTTCCCACGGAGTTCGGAGTCGGCCTCGACTTCGACGACCAAGTTACCGCCGTAACGTGGCAACCTCCTGGCGCCGTCATCGCGAATCCGCCGGGCGGCGACTACGAACCTCCGCAGCCCGTTTTGTTGCCGGCGGCCATCTGGCTCTTTGCTGGCGCGCTGGCGCTGTGGATGCATTTGAAGCACAGAGGCGTCCGCTGACAGAGGCCCAAGTCATCGCCGCCGCGCAGCGCTACGCCAAGAAGGCCGGGATTGTCTCTATCCGTATGGTCTTCCGCGCCGGCCCGTCCGCCGGGTGGCCCGACTTCCTCTACCTCATTCCCGGCGGACGGCCCCTGTTTATTGAATACAAAGCTCCCGGCGGAAAACCGACGCCGCTCCAGTCGCACAAGATCGAGACGCTCAAGGACCTTGGATATGACGTGGAACTCTGCGACAGCGCCGACAAGGCCATTCAAGCGCTCACCGCGCGAATGGGTTCCGCACCTGTATCAGGAAAAGGCCGTCACGTTTCTCCTCAATAACGGGGCCGCCGCACTTTTTGCCGACCCAAGCACCGGGAAAACATCCGCTACGCTTGCAGCCTTTTGCGTCCTCAAGAAGCAGGGCGTCGTTGACAAGATGCTCGTTATCGCCCCGCGTCGCGTCTGTCAGCTTGTGTGGTGGCAGGAGTCGCGGGAGTGGACACAGTTTCGCCACCTCCGCTTCGCCTGGCTCCACGACAGCCGCGCGCCGTGGGCGATGGACAGCCCTCCGCGCAAGAAGGACAAGGAAATCGACGCAGACGCAGACGTCTACCTCATTAACCCGGAGGGCGTCGCATGGCTGCACAAGCGGTACTACAAAACCAAGATGCCGTTTGAGGTCGTCGTCGTTGATGAGCTGACGAAGTTCAAGAACTACGGTGCGCAGCGCTCGAAGATGCTCCGCCACCTCACCGCCAAGACCCCGCGCCTTTGGGGCCTCACCGGATCCCCAACGCCGAACGGCTACGAGGACTTGTTCGGGCAGATTCTCCTCCTTGACGGCGGTAACGCACTCGGCCGCTACTACACCCACTTCCGCGACAAGTACTTCAAGCCCGCGGGGTTCACTGGCTACGAGTACGTGCTTGCTGAGGGCTCCGACAAGCGAATCGAGGCCGCCATCTCGCCGCTCGTTCTCAGAATCAGCGCAGACGATTGGCTTGACCTTCCTGAGAAAGTTGACGACCCCATCTATATTGATCTTGATCCGCAGGCCCGTGCGGCGTATTGTCACATGAAGAAGGACATGCTGCTCAAGGTTGGCGAGGGCGTCGTTACCGCGGCGAACAGCGCGGCGCTTTATTCCAAGTTATCCCAGTTGGCGAACGGGGCGGTATATCTCGAATCTGCGCCCGGCCAGCCGCGCGAAGTCGTCCGGGTCCACGACGCCAAGATAGAGGCCCTCGACGACCTCGTCGACCAGCTTGCCGGAGCGCCTCTGCTCTTGGCCTACGAGTTCAATCACGACCTTGAGCGGCTCGAGGAGTGGCACGTGGCCCGTTTCAAGACGCCGCTCCGGTTCTTGGGCGAGGGCACAAATGACAGAGAAGTTCTTGAGATTGAGCGGGACTGGAACAATAACGAGATTGTCGTGCTCGCGGCCCACCCCGCCAGCGCCGGCCACGGGCTCAACTTCCAAAAGGGCGGAGCGCAGCACGTCTGCTGGTTTTCCGCGACATGGAACCTTGAGCTTTATGTGCAGTTTATTGACCGCGTCCTGCGACAAGGTAACGCGGCACGACACATTATTAATCACTTGCTGCTTGTTAAAGATACCATAGACGAGCTAAAGTACGCCGCCTTATCAGAAAAAGACGAGACGCAGGCACGGTTCCTGCAAGCCCTCAACACAGCGTTCCAAGATTCCCCGGCCGCGGGGGAGCCAGCGGTATCACACAAGGAGACTGAAAACATGTCGTTTGCGAAACTGGCCCGAAAGGGCGAAACTCCGGCCGCTGCGCCGGCAGCGGCTCCCGCAGCCGCTGTGAAGCCGAAGGGGTGGGGCAAGCCCGCCGCCCCGGAGGTCAAGGACATCGAAGAGGTGATTGACGAAGACAAGCAGCGCGAGGCTATCCGGGGTAAGTTGACGGCGACCAGAGCCCCTGTCGAGGCCGAGCCTGTCGAAGACGCGGCGCCGGTCGACGGGAAAGCAGCGTTTTCAGCGGCTGTCCAAGATAAGCTGACGGGCGAGGAAACTGCCGAGTCTACCCACCAGCCGGCGAAAACCAAGCGCACGGCACGGACTCGTGCGGCAGACGAGGCGGCGCAGGAGATTGTCGCCGCCCCCGCGCCACGCCGCTCGTTCAACCTCGACGTCAACGTCACCTACGACGCTTCCGGCGAACCGACGCCGTCCGCCCGCGCCTGTGTCGGCCTTGAGGCGGAGATTGAAGAAGACGTCGCGATCCGATTGGCGGAACTCGCGGCAGCGGCCGTCAAGGCGGCGATCACCAAGCTGCTCGAAGAGTAGACAGCAGGCAATCTCTGTGGTAACAGAAGGCACGGCGAGAAGCCGTGCCTTTTTGCGTCTGGAGATCGCCTTGGCAATTATTAACATTTCCTTTGGGCACTCTGGCGGAAAGGGCGGCCCAACGAACCACCCCCCTTTGTTCCGCGAGGAGTCTACGGAGACAATATCGGCGGCGGTTACAAGCCAAGCTACGTCTGGGTCCGCGCCGGCCAACACCTACGGGACGCAGTGCGCTGCTGTCAGAATTTACACGGATACTGCGGTGTGGGTTAAAATCGCCAAGGCTCCAGTCGCAGTTGCAAACACCTGCATGTATGTCCCGGCGGGAGCAATCGAGTTTTTTTACGCAGACCTCAGTGACAAAGTCGCTGTGTTAGAGGCATAGATGGCGCTCCGTCTTCGCCTTGCGCTAAGCCTCTTGGGGAGATTTTTGGGTGCGGCTGGCCCCCCGCCCCCCGTAACTAACGGTCTTCTTTTGGAAGACAACTCGTCTTTTATTTTGCTGGAGGATAACTCTAGCGTCTTGCTTCTGGAAGCCTAATGGCCAATACCCGCGTATCCGACCTTTCCGCCGGGGGCCCGTTTTCCGCGACGGACCTTTTTTATATTGTTGAGACGGCCGGAGTCGGTGGGGTAAAAAAGACCGGCACGCAGTTAGTCGAGTTTATACAAGACACGATGAACTCGACCCTTGTTGGCGGGTCGAACATAAGCATCACCTACAACGACCCCGCAAACACGCTCACTATTGCGTTCACCGGCACGGTGCCGGCAAGCACCGACGACTTGCCCGAGGGCGCGACCAACCTCTACTTCACCAACGAGCGCGCACAAGACGCCGTGGGCGCGATGGTGGACGCCACGCTCGTCTACGTGGACGGGACGCCGCTTCTTACTCGCGCGGCGCTTACGGGAGCCATTACCGCCGCGCAGGGCAGCAACGCCACTGTGCTAGGCTCGTTCACCAAGGCCGAGCTGAGCACCGCCGTCAGCGACGGCGACCCGCTTTATGTCGGAGACGTGCTCGGGATAACGGCGGTCTCCAGTCCGATCACGTTCTCATCCGGTACGCTTGACTTCGACGAAACCGCCGCGCTCGGCAACAACGCCCGCGTGGCTGTGTCGAAGAACTCCGGCGCTACGGTCGGTACGCGGCGGCGCATCAATTTCATCGAGGGGTCAAACGTAACCCTCACCATTGCGGACGACTCCGGAAACGAGGAAGTCGACGTTACTATCGCCGCGTCGGGCGGGGGCGGTGGCGGCCTCGGCGACCCCGGCGCGAACGGGGTTGTCGTCCGAACTGCGCTGAACACAACTGTCGCGCGCACGATTACCGCGGGCACCGGGATAGGCGTTACGAATGGCGACGGCGTTTCCGGCAATCCGACAGTCGAGATCACGGACGCCGAACTCTTAGCCATCGCCAGTCTGTCCAGCGCGGCGAACAAGCTTGTGCGGTTTACGGGAGCCGGCACGGCCGACCTCATTGACTTTGAAGAAGGCACGTTCACCCCGACCATCACCTGCGACACGCCCGGCACGTTGTCGGTCACGTACTCGCACCAAGTCGGCAGGTACCAGCGGCTGAAGGCGCGTTGCCTCGGCAGCATACACGTCCGGGCCTCCAGCATCACTCTCGGTACGGCTACCGGAGCGCTAAGGATCGACGGGAACCCCTTTACGTCCGCAAACCCGACCAACATGGGCGGCTACGTCGGGGCGACGCCGAGGGTGGACTACCTCACGTTCTCGGGTATTCTGGCCTACACAACGATCCTGAACGGGACCTACAGCGTCCTCCGGCAGTGCACCTCCGGCGCGGATACGACCGCCGTGCAAATAGGGTCTGTCGGTTCGACCAATTTTGCAGTACAGACAACCGCCTTGTTCGAGATTGCGTGATGAACGGAAGAGTCAAACTCGTGTCGCTAGAGCTGGCCCGCGCCGAATGGAACGAGAGCCGAGACGACTTTGTCGCCAAACGAAGCGGCAAGCCCGCAGTTGACGTGTGCCTGGCCAAGTACGTTACGATAAACGGGGAAGAGAAGTACTTTGAAAACCACCGCACGGTGATCCCGCCCGGAACCGATCCCGTCAAGCAGATGGCGGCGGTAAACGTCCACCTTGCCCAGATGGGCTTTGCCGCAGTCGAGCCGGCCGAGTTGGCCGATATTGTTGCGTTCGTAAGGAAGCACCACAATGTCGCATGAGAGTACAGACGCCAAGAACCGGGCGTACCTGTGGGACGATTTCACCTGCGGCTCGAACGAGACCGGGGAAGTCGGGATGCTTGGGTGGAACTTCACCAACGGAAGCATCATCGCCAGCGGCATCGGGGCGTCTGACGCCGGCCGGTTTGGGGCGATAGGCCGCCGGTCGGGTACGACGGCGGCGCAGGTTGCGGCCCTGTACCTCGGGGTCAACGTCAGCGCCGGGCAAATCCTGTTTCAGGACGTTGACATAGTGACATGGGTTTTTGCCCCCGTCTCGTCAAACGCAGACTTTGACCTCCGTTGCGGCCTGTGCACAGACGCCAGCGATGCGACGCCGGACAACGGAATTTATCTGGAGAAACTGGCGGCGGACACAAGCTACTTTGGCGTGTCACGGGCGTCTAACGTCCAGACCCGCACTTCGGGCCTGAAGAGCGTTGTCGCCGGAGAGTGGACAAAAGTTGAGATCATCAAACTCTCGTCCGGCTCCGTAGGGTTCTCGATTGACGGCGGGGCGCAGACGGTGCTCAACACAAACATCCCATCCGGCACGTCTCCGTTGGTCATCTTTTTCCAGATCACGCCGACGACGACAACCGCCAGAGATGTCCGCCTGGACTTTTTCAGTATCCGGTCTCAGCTTCTGGTCCGCTAATGGCGACCGGATATCTTACAATATGGCCCGGCCAAAGCTTGCTGGACGCCATTTTTTCTGAAGCAAGCGCGCCAAAAGTGCCCGTGCGGCAGCATGTTCGCATGATGCGCGCCACGTCCCGCACATGGTCCAACTTCGACAATACCGCCAAGTGGAACATGTACTACAACGGCACGACCTCCGGCAACTCGCCGATCTTCAAGTTTGGCGACGAGTGGGAGGCCCGACGAAACGCCGGGCTTCTTTCCGGCAACCTGTACGTCCTTTCCGTCGCTCGCGGCGGCGTCGGGTTCGACAGCCGATACTCTGTCCCCAACTTTACTCAGTGGCGCCCGGACAGGAAGAGCTACAACGGCTCCGGCGTTGAGAACGGAACCTTCGGCATCCCGGCGGATCAAGGCGGCGGCGTTTACAACACCGGCGACAGCCTGAGCGCCTACGAGACCCTGCGGCAAGGGGTCGCGGCGGCCAAGGCCGGGATTGAATTGGCGGGGGACACCCCGCGCCTCCTGTTTTGTTACTGGGCGCAGGGCCACGCCGAGGCCACCGTTTCCGGCCTCACGCAGGCTGAGTACTACGGCTACGAGATGTCCATCAAACAGATGGTGGAATCAGAACTGGGCGTGTCAAACGCGCCATGGATCACGCCGCTTATCGCCGGGGAGCCGCTTACCGGCCGGCCGTCTACCGGCGTCGTTAACTCCGCCAAGCTGCAAATCGCCTCCGAGTTTTCACGAGCGTGGGCCCCGAACCCCGCCGACTTCCCTGAGTACGCCCAAGGCGGCCCGACGTTCGGCGGCATATTCGGCACAGACGGCCTGCACCTTTCCAACTTCGGCTGTTGGCGCTTTGCAGACTTGTGTTTTGGGCTTACAATAGACAGCGGGTTTACAGGAATCGACATATGATAGAATTCAAGTGGGTTTCGCACCGGGACAACTTCCTGCTTCGCATGGAGGGGGACGGCTGTTTCCGGCCCCACAGCGACCTTGTGGCGCGGGTTCGCGTAGGCCCGCTGGACAAGCGGCTGGTGGTGCTGGCGGACAGCGCGCGCCTCCGCAGAGCGCGCCGCGGGCGGGCCAGGGCCGCCCTTATGCTACCGCAGATAGCCAATCTGCCAGCGTCGCCGAAGGACAGAGACGACCTGTATCTGGAAGCGCTGCGCCAAGACGGAGCCCCCCATCGCTGGGCGTCCAAGCTGTACTTGCGCGCCTGGGGGTACTTGCGCTGGCAGTGGCGCTATGGCAAGTTGGTCGGCCAATGACCAAAAAAAGACTCAAGCACATTGCCTTTGCCGTCGCCTCCGCCGCGCTCCTCATTGTTGCGTGGCGGCACGGGGACGCGGCTTGGGCCATCGCAACCGGCGCGCTCGCCATCATCGGCGGCCTTGCCGGAATTAACATCCCGACCGGAGGTTTCTAGTGGAATTTTTCATCGCCATCCTGCTCATCTTCCTGCCGTCCGGACAAGTCGGCTTTGAGACGATGCCCGTCGCCACCTACTCGGAGTGCTCCCGCCTTGTCTCGGAGGCGGAGAAGGCCGCCAAGCGCGGCAACCCCGGCGCTGAGGTTCGCGTCGCGTGCATCTCGTCCGAGGCCATTGGGCAGAACGGGGCGTAAGTGCTAGCCGCCATTGCGTCATTTTTGGCGCGGAACCCGCGCAGCGTCGCGCTAGCGGGACTTTTTCTTCTCACTGTCGGAGCGTACTGGAAAGGCCGCGCGGACTGCGGGACGAAGCACGAGCGCGCCGCCGCCAAGATCGAGGCGGAGTGGCGGGCGAAGACAGCCGAGGCCGAGCAGGACGCCTACGAGCGCGGCGTTGCGGCGGCTTACGCCGACGCCAAGAACGAGGAGATCGTTGATGAGATCGAAGAAGCCGCTGCGGCGGAGCCTGGTGCTGACGACGTGTGTCTTAGCGCCGATGTTGTTGAGCGGCT